ACGCTGGCAACCGGCGTCAATGAGCAAGGCCGTTTCTACCACATTGGCGGCTTCAAGGGTGGACAGTGGTACAACAAGCAGTTAGACAAAATTCGCTCGAAGCGGGATCGCTGCAAGAAAGGGTCACGCCGGTACAAGCATTTGAGCCAGGTCTACAAGCGCGTTTCACAGCAGAAGCGCAACAAGCAGCAAGATTCGCTGCACAAGGCTAGTCATCTAATAGCCCACAAACTGGTTGAAAGAACCGTTGTGGTTGGAGATGTAAGTCAGCGGCAAATGGTCATGAAAGAGCATCGAGAGCGGAACAAGTACTTGAACCGGGCAGTGTTTAATGAGTGGGGCTTGTACACCTTCATTCAAATGCTCATCTACAAATGCCAGTTGTACGGGAAAGACCTCCAATTCTTAGATGAACGCAATACGTCCAAAGCCTGTAGTGGCTGTGGCAATCTCAAGGCCATGCCGCTCTGGAAACGGACCTACTGTTGCGAAGAATGTGGACTCATCATGGATCGAGACGAAAATAGCGCGGTCAACATTCTGATGAGGTTCCTTGCCCGGCTAGGGCCACACACGGGCGATCCCGTGCGGTGTGCGGAAGTTCTCACCGCAATTGAAATGAGTTGAATATGTTTGACTACATTTTGAAAGGCAGCATTATCATGGAAAAGCACTGGACTATTGCGTATCTCAAACGGTATGGCAAGATTTATCTTGCATACCGTCGCGAAGAACTAGATGAAGGCATGACCATTAACTATCATGACAATGATGTCAATCTCACGCTTCATCTCACGCTTGATGAAATCATCAAGCTTGTGCATATACTTCGGCAATTTCCCGCCATTGAGGCGGCAAGTCACCCTGAGAAAGAGAGCTAATTCATGAAAACACTCGCCCACACACTTCCGGTCTTCAGAAACACCAGCGCCGAGACCTGTCTTTCGTATGATCGCCAGGACGGCAAGCGCGTAGAATTCGTGCTCTGCCATCTGCCAAAAATTGATGACCGACCATGTACACCATTCCTCAATCTCTCAACGCGCAAGATTGCCAGGAATCCAAACTGTCAGCCAAATGAGCAGCTTGTGCTCAGCTTGAAGGAAGCGCGCCTGCTGCGCGACTTCCTGAACCGGCCTGAGGTTGCAAGCTGGCTGGAAGAAGAGGATGAATAAAGAGAAACGAGAAAAAAGAGAGCCTGGAAATCAATTCAGGCTCTCTTTTTTCTTTATCAGAACCAGCCGCGCTTTTTCTTCGGAAGCTGCTTCTTTGGTGCTGCTTTCACTGGAACCGCGCGCCTGGTGGTCTTGCGCTTCATAGTCTTGCGCTTCGCTGGCTTCACCTTCTTAAGTTTGGGAATGGGCGCGCGTTTCGTTCGCTCTATCGGTAGATGAGAGAGCGCCCAGCGCCCCCGTCCAAAATACTTACACATGAGCGTTTTCCTTTCTTGATACGTCATGACGCATCGGTCCAATGCGTCATTTTTGCGTCACATCACCCGATCCGATGCGTCATTTCCAGATGCGTCATACGGCAATTTCGCTGCGTCATGACGCACGTCAATATACTCATTTTTGATGCGTCTCGCCGTCGGTTCTGAGCAGCCAACCAGCGCTGCTAGTCGATAGCTCGACAGGCTCTGATCCTCATCCAGCAGCCGGTGGATTGCCGCTTTCTTCTCAGTGGATGACGCAGCCGGCTGACGCATCGTAATGATCTTTGTCGATGCGTCATTTTTGCGTCGTGACGCAGATTTCTGACGCAATTCTGACGCAGGTGTGGATGCGTCAAGTTGCAATTGTGACGCATGCTCCAATGCGTCAAGCTGCGTCTGTTTCCATGCGTCAAAATCAGCTTTCAATTGCGTCAACACCCGATGCGTCACCATATCATAATCAATTGGCAACGCCTGCAAATCCTGGACTTCAGAACGCAATCGGCTGACCTGAAGATCGAGCAGATTGTATTTCTTCGCCTCTCGATCGAGTCTTTCATCCAGACGTTGATCGAAACTGGCTGAGAGATTTGCAAGCGTCATTTGTAATTCCTGCTGGAACCAGGCCGCGAGGCCAACCAGAGGCCAGGAATCGAAAGCCAGAGCAGGGGGAGCGGCATGATCTGGCTGACGTTTAATCCACTCCTGACACTGACGCACGGTGATGTAGACAAAACCAACGGAAATTCTGAGAATAACCAGCACCAGCAGTATCCAGCCGGTCGCATCTTTCGGCGCGCCGCTGATCCCGTCGGTCGTATCGCCGCCCGTGAAGACGCTATAGATAATATTGCCAATGAAGAGCACGCTGATTGCGCCAGCTACGAATTTGCTCCAGCCAAGCTGGCCGCGCTCTTTCTGCACATGCTGAATCACCACGTGCAGCCAGGCTTCTGGCATCGCGGCATCAACCGCCCAACCCATGACTGTAAGGAACACCAGATTCACATTGCCGCTCAGCCAGGTCTTGCTCTCTGGATCGTTCACGGTAAACGTGATCCACAGGCCGCCAAGAAACAGGATAAATTCACAAGAGACCGCGAAGAAACGCAGCGTCTTTGACTTGGCGAGAATCACCCACCACATTTCCTGTCTGGTCTGTTTCACTTTTTGTTGCTTCACTATGCGACCTCCATACGATAGCATGCTGCGCCGAATCGCTCCCAACGCCAGCTTTGCACTGGCCGAATTGACCGGCTGATCATCAGGCGATGATAGGCTCGCAGAATCAGCCAGAACGCCGCACAGCACGCCAGAAATGCGCCGAATCCAAACGCAAAGCCAATAATGAGCAGGTCTACTAGATAGAGGCCACAGCAGGCTGCCAGAACGCGAAAAATCAGAGTATCCATGCTAGACCTCCCGCTCTTCTGGTGTATCTAACAATGCCTTCAGATGCTGATTGAGCCGACCTCCCGGTGGCAAATGAAACGCTTTCAAAATGGCATCAATCGATTGGCCTGCTGCGCGCATCTTCCCGGCGTCATACACAAATTTTTTGAGCACGTCAGTCATCTCCCTCTCCTCGATCTTTCCCGATCTTCCCGGCGCTTCCCCGTTGCCTTCCCGATATCTTCCCGGCGCTTCCTCTTGCTGAGGTTGGGAAGAAGATTGGGAAGATACAATACGCGGCTGAAAGAGCGGCTGCTGGCGAATAAGCGTGCCCTGAATCGCCACGCCATAGACGACCGTTCGGCCAACTGGCCATTCGTCCATCTGCCGCGCAATATCCATTCGCCGATTACAGATCAGTTCGCGCTCGCTCATCATCACCGTTTTATGCCCGAGGACGAGCAGCGCCCGCTTGCGCAGGAAAGCCAGTCCTGCCGCATCCTGACTGATAGCGATCACATTCATGTTAAAGCCGCGCAGTTCTTGCCCGGCCAGCCGAATCACCTTTTTCGTCTTCTCAATAATCTCTCTTTCCAGCTCGTCCTCAGGCTTATCGCTGACCTGAGAGCCGATCTCATCATAGAGCAGCGTGAGCGGCCAGCAGGCACCGCCATTTTTGCGTCGCTCGGCTTGCGCGAGAAAGAAATTCAGGATGCGCAGAATATCTTCCTGCTTGTACGCGAGCGGCTCAATAAACTGATCTTTATACGGTTGCACAAGATTGGAAAGACTATCCGCTTTGAAGAAATGCGGATCAATCCCCAGAAATTTGTGCCCGCGCACATAATCTTCCTCGACACGCAACGCTGTCGTATTCGATTTGCCCGCGCCACTGGAGCCCGGAATCCAGATCAATCCTTTGATTTCTTTCTCCCTGGTATCCACGATTCCGCCTTCACCCACGCCCACCAGGACATGATCTTTCGGAATATACGCCTGGATATCCTCATAGCGCACACTTGCTGGAATCTCTTGCGGCTGCTGTGGATGATCTTCCTGTAGCTCATCGGCTTCAACGACGCGCGCAGGTCTGCGCGATACAATCACTTCAATTGTGCCATTCGCCTCGCGCTTGATATCGCCATGCAAGCGTTCGCCATGCGCGATCACACGCTTTTGTAATCCGATCGATTCCAGCGCAATCCGCTGCTCATGACGCGCCTGGCTAATCGGCAAATAGAAACGATAGAGGCCAATCATCGTCGCCGCAATGCCTGAGAACAGACAAAATAAGCCGATCCACCACAGAACAGCAGCGAAGAGCCAGACAATGACGCCAATCCCGGCCAGCATCGCAGCCAGACCATAAAGATGCTTTGGATGCATAAGAAAAAGCTCCTCCGTTTCTACAGATGTAGGAGGCTTGTTGCTTTTGTGGGCTTTGAACTCCAGGAAGCAATCAGGCTCCCTATATCACGCAAGTGTCGAAACTTACTTCCATCTATCAGCAATGCTTTACGACACCTCTGAGATGGCTTCTCATCTCGCCTTACGATCATGTGTCGTATCTGTCGTCAGTGTCGTAAGGCAACATCACAGATTATCCAATACCGACTTTGCCATTTTACGCGCCTGCAACGCTTCTACTGCGCGCAGATAGACCTCGGTAATGCTCACGGAAGCATGCCCAAGCAAGCGAGACAATACATAGAGATCCCCGCCCTGCAACAGAAAATTTAGCGCGAAGGTATGTCGGCAATCATGCGGACTACAACGCACGCCTGTAATGCCTGCGCGCCGAGACCAACGTTTAAATATCTGACGGAGCGCATTTGTCGTCAGTGGTTCCCCCCGATGACTGAGGAAGACTATCTGGCTCTCTGCTGGCGGACGATACCGTTTGATGTACTCTCCCAGAAGCTGTCGGGACTTCTTTCCAAGCGGCACCTCTCGCTCACGCCGACCCTTGCCCCTGATCTTGAGATATGCATCCGGCCCGCCGGCCAGATGCACATTCGAGAGCGTCAGACTACAGAGTTCTAATGCGCGAATGCCAGTATCCAGCAATACTGCCAGAATCGCTTTATCGCGTGCGGCCATAATTGGAAAATGCGTATTCTGCCCGGCGGCGACCTGGAGCCGCTGGATCTGCTCTTTGGAAAAAGGCACAATGATTTTGCTGTCTACTTTTGGCATGAGCAGATTCTGCGGAAGCTCGATCGACACATACCGTTGTGGCGACCTGGCACACCAGTACAAGAATGCCCGGATATCACGCATATATCCGCTCAGCGTATAACTAGAAAGCGGATCACCGGTCTTTTCAAGCGCCTGCTGGCGTATCTCCTGAATAAATTGCGCAATGATCGCCGGCGTCAGCGATCGTACATAGAGCCGTTTTTCCTGGCACCAACGCGCAAAACGATTCAAATGCTGCTTGTATCCGCGCTGCGTCGCTTCCGATAGCTCCATGATGACATATTCATATTCGGCAAGCGCCGCCAGCACCGTCTTCGATTTCGCCGGATTGGCCATGCAAAGAACTCCTGCTCATCATCGATATCCTTCTCCGTTGAAAGCAGGAATCTGCTCGTTTTGCAGCATACGCAAAGAGAGCAGCGGACTCATAAGCCGCGAGTCGTTGGTTCAAGTCCAACCGCCGCTACTTCAAATGAACATAGCTGGCAAGCCGCACGCATGCTCATCAGCTATGCTCATTTTGAATGCATCTTCTTGTCACATTGCTCGATCTTGCGTTTCACTGAACCATCCTGCCCTTCAACACCGTAAGTATAGCATAATTCTAAAAAATCCGCTGCTCTGCCAACTGAGCTACGCCGCCGGGTACGTGCTCAGGAAAAATACGTGTCGAAACCGTCACATCTCTGTCGAGATAGCCTGCGACATATCCGATTCCGCTTCTCCGTTCGCTTTCCAGTCATCTGTCGAAAGTGTCGTGGAAAATCAAGAAAAAGAAAAATGACGACACTTCTTTTTTTTGAAAATTTTTCCCAGAGCAGGGGGGTAGTACTAATAGGCTATTTCAAATTTGTCGTGTCTTTCTTATTATATATATTGGGAGAATAGGCATATTATTTTAATTCCTTCAAAAAAATGGTCTTTATAGCGACACTTCGACCGACACGACACTTCCCCCTGCTCTGGAAAAACTCAAGAATATCTCTCGATTTTTCTGTCGTCATTTTTCTTTTTTCAACGACAGCATCGACAGTTCGACACTTGTCTTTTCTCCCTGCTCTGGAAGCTGTTTTATCTCTGTCGAAAGCTCTTTCGACATGTTTGCGACACTTTCGACACTTGCTTTCTATAAGCTATATGTTATACTGGTACGCAGGGATTGACGTTTTTCCTTACCACTGGACCCAAGCCCTTCGCCTTCCCGTCATTCTTGCGAAGCCTGGAACAGCATTCCAGGCTTTGCTTTTTCATAAGAAATCGGTTATATTACTGGTAAGCTCCTCGGGTGTGCGGTTGATGGGTGGGGTAGTGTCCGAGGAGCCAGCGCCCCAGAGAGGAATGGAAGGGTGACACATTGACATATTCACGGGCTCCTGATACTCATCCTTTTACTCCAGAAGAACGAGAGCAGAAACAACAACGTTTTCTCAAGTTGTATCGTGAGTGCGCAAATATCAAAGCATCCTGTAAAGCTGCTGGGATTAGTCGTAAGACATTTTATGTTTGGAAAGAGCAAGACTCTGCGTTTGCAGCTCAACTTTCTGAGGCAGAGAAAGATGCAGATGATACTGCTGAATTTGCTCTCTATGATCGAGCAATTAAAGGCGTAGAGACGTATGTGGTTTCCAATGGGCGGGTGGTTTATCTAGATGGTAAGCCGCTCAAAGAGCGCAAGTATAGTGATGGCTTACTAACATTGCTACTCAAGGCGCGAATGCCTGAGAAATATAAAGATAAGCAGCAGGTAGAACATGCAGGAAGTATTGATGTGACTGGAGCTCGCGAATCGTTGATGAATAAGCTTGCAACTTTTGCACAACCAAAGGATGATGGGCAAACTCAGTCAACGTGAATTTGCCTGGGCGCGATGGTTTGCGCATTTGCCATCAGATGCGCAGCGTGCGTTTATTGCGCAGCTTTCCGATCAGGAAGCGATCTGGCTACGTTTTTGCTGGCCAGCCTGGGCGCGTGATAAACAGCTTGAAGAGTTGGAATGTTCCTGGGACTGGACAATCTGGCTTATTCTGGCCGGTCGTGGTTTTGGGAAGACCCGTACAGGTGCTCAGAAAGTAATTGAATGGGCAGAAGAAGACTCGCATGCTCGTATAGCGTTGGTTGGCAGAACTGCGGCGGATGTCCGTGATGTAATGGTTCAGGGAGAATCAGGGATACTGGCCTGTTCGCCTCCCTGGTTTTTGCCGAAGTACGAACCATCAAAGCGCCGCCTGACATGGCCAAATGGCGCGATCGCGACGACCTATAGCGCCGATGAACCGGATGCGCTTCGTGGCCCGCAGCACACCAAAGCCTGGGGAGACGAGCCGGCGGCCTGGCGATACACGGATACTCATGACCAACTGATGTTTGGCTTGCGTCTCGGTAAAAAGCCGCAGGCAGTCTACACCACAACGCCGCGTGCGACCAAGTTCATCAAGATGCTGGTCAAGCAGAAGTCGACACATACGACATGTGGCACGACTTATGAGAACCTTTCGAATCTGGCTCCAGCGTTCCAGCGGCAAGTTATTGATAAGTATGAGGGAACTCGTCTAGGCCGCCAGGAATTGGAAGGGCTTATTCTGGATGATAATGAACGGGCACTCTGGAAGCGGGATTCAATGATTGAAGCGTTGCGCGTTACCGAATATCCTGATCTTAAGCGTATTGTAGTCGGGGTTGATCCAAGCGTGAACGACGGGACCGAGATCGATAATCAGGAGCTGGCTGAGTGTGGAATCATTGTTGGGGGTCTTGGGGTGAATGATCATGGGTATCTTCTAGATGATCGTTCTATGATGGCCAGCGTTATGACCTGGGCTAAAGAGGCAGTAACAGCATATCATTCGCGTAAAGCTGATCGTATTGTGGCTGAGATTAATAATGGCGGGAAGCTAGTTGAAGCGGTTATTCGGGTGATAGATAAGAATGTTGCTTTCAAGGGGGTACATGCTGCACGTGGAAAACTTACCAGGGCAGAGCCGATTGCAGCACTCGCTGAGCAAGGCCGATTGCATCATGTAGGAGTATTTCCTGAACTTGAGGATCAGATGACGAACTGGGAACCTGGTGAGAAATCGCCGGATCGATTGGATGCATATGTGTGGACGTTTACTGAACTTATGGTTGAAAAAAAAGAAGACGGCGGCATTCTTATCGCCGTGCCCGATGACGGCGACACAACGACAGATGATACGGATATCTTGCGCGCCTGGAGCAGTGCAGATGCAATGGAGTGGTGAATGATGCTGTATCATTTCAAATTTCCGCTGAATTTATGCGCTGGATGCGGTGTATAATCGAGTCAAACTACATATCAGGAAAGGAATGTATATGCCAGAATACCCGGAATTTACGAAAATCCAAGAACTCTCTTTCAGCGCGATTGGCAATGAGGAGATCGGCTTCTCGATTTTCATCGAGTACAAAGATGCCTTTACGCAAGTTGCGATGCCGCTCTCGTTGGATCGCTTTCTCGAAGCGATGGAACACGTCCTGCGACATTTGCCACAGGCCCAACGGTCTTTCGTCCTGCGCAGGCTGGTCGCCACGGAGAAGGATCGAGTGGAGTGGTAAAAGACGTGGAATGATGATTCTTGATCCGCGATTTCATACGCCGGGTTATGCCGAAAGGAGATTAAAAGAAATGACTGAGAGACAAGAGCCATATCATCTCAAACTTCCGTCGAATACGCTGCGCAATGCCGATGGCACGCCGTATAGTGCAGGCCACGATGAGCGGTCGTTGGGTCAGATTGCGTATGAGGCATTTGTGCATGCGCCAGGCTATCAGGCAATGCTGCGTCAGAAAGTAGGTGTATTTGCGCCGGTTGAGCAGCCACATTGGGAGCAGTTATCTTCTGTTGAGCAGCAGGTCTGGCAGGAAGTAGGAGAGGCGGTGAAAGCGCGCTTGTAAGCGGCCTGGTGATGCGTTACAATAGAGAGCGTTCAATAGTTTCTACGTGGAACGTGTGAGGTGGTGTGGTGGCCGGTTTATGGAGCCAGGTAAAGGAGCAGATGATCTATCTGCTCAAAGGTCCCGGGGCAGCCTCGCCTTTTTCTCTTCCAGTGGTTGTGCCGCCGCCGATTCCGCCACTCAAAACCAATCTCGCGTTTGAGAGCCACATACTCACTGAAGCAGCGGGCAAACTCCCACAGCATATTTCGTCCGCCTGGGATGAACGGCGTCGGTGGGGCGAGCAGAATCCGCTCATCTGGCAGGGCCTGACCGCGCAGGATCGCAAACGGATTCTGCTGGATATTTATCTCAATAATCCCTGGGTTTCCGCGTGTATTGATGTGATTGCCAAGCGTATTTTCAGCGGCGGTTATGTCGTGGAGAAGATCGATGAAGAAGCGAAAGACAATCAGCAGCATTTTGATGTGTTGAACGAATTCCTTCTGCGCATCAATCCAGATTGGGATTTCAACCAGCTTGGCCGCAGTCTTGTGCAGGACAAACTGATCTTCGGGGAATGCTACAGTGAACTCACCTGGAAGAATGGCCAGCCCTGGCAGCTTTTCAAGATCGATGCAATCCCGATGGGCTATATCGCTGATCGCTATGGCCAGATCGAGCAATTTTACCAGGAATTGGAATGGAGCCGGCAGCGCAATTATCTCGATCCTCAGAATATTATTCGGTGGTGGTTCCCTCATCCGCGCTCATCCATCGATCCATTTGCACCTGCTGAAAAGGTATCAGATGCCGTCGTTATCGACAAAAAGATGATGACCTGGATGACCAGTTTCTTCCAAAAAGGCGCGAAGTTCAGTTACTATTTCAAAGGCGTGGCCGATCGCGATGAGGCTGATCGATTCCTGGTCTGGTTCCGCCAGAATTTCACCGGCGAGAAAAACGCGCATGTGCCGCCAGTTACCTGGGGCAATGCAGAGATTGCTCCTCTGGGCAATGCTGGCGCATTGGAGATGGATTTTCAAAAGGGCCTCGATCGCATGCGCACGATCGTCTTTGCGGCCTTTGGCGTCCCGCCTGCCGCCGTTTCGATCATCGAGAGCGGGAATATCGGCGGCGGCACTGGTGAAGATCAGGATAAGAGCCTGATCTTTAATGCCTGCGATCCGGTCAAGCAGGCGTTTCTGGAAAAATTGAATGATCGGATCGTCAAGCGCGGCTTTGGCATTACCGACTATCGCATTGGCCTCAAATACGCCGATTATCGCTCAGATGAGAGTGTCGCAAAGGTTGAAGACCTGCGCATTAAAAATGGCAGTCGCACCGTTGATGAAATTCGTCTGGAGAGCGGCAAAAAGCCATACAAGCACGGCGGCGGCGTGCCGTTCATCTGGTCCTCGAAAGAAGTGGTGCCGCTGTCTCGCCTGGAGGACCTGGAGGATGAGCAGCGGCAAACGGCGCAGATTGCGCTCGCGACCGCGCAGGCCAACGCCGATCTGGCGCAGACGAAAGCCAAACAGGCCAAAGAGCCAGCTGCGCCCGTTCCCCCTGCTTTGCAACAATCCGGTCAGCTCAATAATGCGTTGTTGCAAAAAAGACAACAGTCTGTTCCACAAAAAGAAACGGATGAGCCTGAGAAGAAACAGCGGGAGCAAGAGAGCCAGGAAGCGGTGAAGCCCATTTATTTTACGGGCAAGACCGAGCTTCCACAATGGACTGATCCTGATATGGCAGAGCGACTTGCTCAATTCAAAGAGCAGGGAGTGTATGCGCTCACCTGGAAAGTGGATGGCAATCCCTGCGCAACGTGCCTCATGAATGATGGCGTTACGGTGAAGCTCGGTATGCCATTCCCAAGTGGGCATGCTTTACCACAGGTCCATCCCAATTGTGCGTGTGAAGTGCTGGCCATTCATGGGATTGACCAGACGCAAGAAGACAAAGACGCGACACAGAAGTTGCCAGTTGTTCGTAAGAAGCAGCAAAAGGTAGAACTGACTGAGAATGATTTGTGGGATGGGAGGATGTGATGACAGAGGCATTGCACTTGCTA